TTCGCGGGGATGGCGGCCGCGGACGTGGCACCGGCGGATGCGATCGTCTCGATCGTAGATAATGTTTGTATGGTGACGCGCGAGCCGATCGATCGGCTGCAGCAGATCATTGCGCAGTCTTGGTATTGGATGGGCGGGTTCTGTGCACCATCCGACACGACAACGACGAGCCTCACCGTGCCCACCGCGACCAATGCGAGCTTCAAACGCGCTGTGATGATCGAACATATTGGCTGATCACAAGCGGGCTTTCTGCTGGCGATGGGAGAGGCAATGTTCACCGATCAACAGAAGACGGATATCCGCAGGTTTTGCGGGTATCCGGCGTATGGCGCGACGGCGGATGGAAGCGGTTGGCGGTTTTTCACCGCATACGGTGCGCTGGAATATAGGATGAGCAATCTTTCCACCAATGAGGTCGCTGTTGTCGTTACTTATCTGGCGACGTTGAATCAGTTGGAGGTGGCCGTGCTTGGTGCGAGCGATAACCTCGACAGCGACGCCGCCGCATCCTGGACGCATAACCCTAACGAAGTTGTCGACCGCTTGCGGCTTTTCGATGGCTGGCGGCGGCGGTTATGCGCCTTTCTTGGCGTGCCGCCGGGCGAGGGTCTGGGACTTGGTGGCCTGAGCCTGGTGGTGTGATGGATGGCGGCCGGCTTCAGAACCTGATCAATAAGGGCATGGGCGTGGGAGCGCGCCGCTTGGGCACGCCGTTCGTTGTTTATCGTCCACGCACGGCTCTTCAGCCGCTCGGATCGCGCAACAAGATAGTCCAGCTGTACTGCGCGTTCAATGCGCAGGATGAGCGATTCCGGCGCGTGTCGGGCTATGGTGGCGCGTTGTGGTGGGGCGTGTTCGACGGTCTTTATACCTGCACAGGCGACTACCTGGTGAGCAACGATTTGAGCGGCAATCGATTGGTGTATTTCGTAGCGGCGCAGCAGCCATTGTTGCCGGCACAATGCGTGCGCACGAACGCCATCGTGAGCATACTTCGACCGCCGGCACCGGCTCAGGGCGGCTATGGCGGCTTTGTCGGGGGCGAGGCTGTTGCGATCATCGGTGGATGGCCGGCAAGTATTCTGAGCGAGGGCGCGCACGTGTCCGGCGTTTTGCCGGAAACCAAGTTTGGCAATTGGGTCGTATTGCTGCCGTGCTTGCCGGCAACTGCCTCCGTCGGCGATGTGATTGCCGATGATGTAGGGAGAAGCTTCCTGATTGCGTCCGTCGAGACAAGCGATATGGGCGTAAGAATCATTGCGCGGCAAGTGGCCGCCTGACTATTATTTCGGGAGGCGAGCATGGCGGACCTCTGTGACGTTGAAACGGCGTTGGTGGCGGCCATCCTAGCGGCGGGCGCTGCGGGCCAGGGTGTTTTCCCATTGCTTGGCGGCTTTGCAGTGCGAGTCTATCGTGGAACGGCAGAGGTTACCGCGCTGACGCAAGATGCGGGATCGGCCATCGTGGATGTCAGCGTTTTTCCGGTGCCTGGCGCGACGCGTAATACGACACGCTGGGGATACCTGATGGCCACATCGAGCGTTGCGGCCGGGTTGAGCGTGGTGACAAGCGGACAGACAGCCACTTTCTCGGGTGTGGCCGTTGCAGGCGAACTTGCTGGCGTTTTGGTGACTGGCCAGCCCTATGTCTATCAGGCCCAGGCGGGCGATAATGCAGATCTGGTTGCGTCGGCCTTGGGCACAGATGTACGCGCAACGCAGGTCGCGTGGGTGCAGGGATCAATTTTGACCGTGCCGGGCGCGGTGACGTTTGTTGCACGTACAGCCGGCATTGCCACCTTGTTCGAGGAAACTGGTCGGCAGGAACAGGAGTTTCGGATAAGTGTGTTTGCCCCGTCGCCTGCGGCGCGAGACGCTGTCTGCCGCGCACTTGGGTCCGCTTTGTCCTCGATTGCGTTTCTTACGCTGGCCGATGGCACGTCGGGGCGGCTGCGCTACCATGAGACGGCAAGTTTTGATGGCGATCAGGTGGCCTCGATCTACCGGCGTGACCTGATCTTCCAGGTTGAATACGGAACCACGGCTACGCTGGTAACGCCGCAAATGCTGTTTGGCGACCTGATCTACAATGGCGCGTCTATCTATGTTTAAGGGAGTTTGCCGATGAGCGGTGTATTGGTCGTGGTGCAATCGTTCGGACGGCACAAGAAGGGTGACGTGATCAGCGATGTAGGCGAGATCCGCGACAGTCTTCGTGGGGAGCATTCGGCCCATGTGGTAGCGACGCAGATCGTTGCTCCAAGTGGCGTCAAGTCCAAGGAGGGCTGATCATGACGATTTACCAGCAAGGCAGCCTCAACACCGGGGCGCTCGTGGTACCGGATCTATATGTGCAAATTGTGGCGCCGCAGAATCTGGTGCTGAATGGCGTGCCGTCAAATCTAATCGGTGTTGTCGGCACCACCAGCTGGGGCCCCGTCAACAGGCCTGTCATCGTTGGCTCGATGGCCAATTACGCAAGCGCGTTTGGTCCGGTGGTCGTGCGCAAATACGATATGGGAACCAATGTCGCGACCGCGATCCAGCAGGGGGCGAGCGGGTTCCGCTGCGTGCGCGTGACTGATGGGAGCGACACTGCTGCAAGCTATGCCGTCGGGCTGGCCAATGGTGTGTATGCGGCGCTGTTGACGGGGCTTTATACGGGCTCACTAGGGAACAATGTAACAGTGAGTTTGAGCGTGACGCCAACTCAGGGAACGCTGACGCTTGCAATGCCCGGCGTATTGCCCGAAGTCTTCTTGGTCAACGTACCCATAGCAACACCAAACGCCTTTTGGCTGGCGCTGGTAAATGCCGTCAATCATGGTACTGGGCCGCTCCGAGCCAACTCGCAAATCGTTGTCGCGAGTCTGGGTTCGGGAACGACTACGGCACCAGTGAACGTGTCCAGCTCGTTGATGGGGGGAACGGATGGCGCGGCGAACATGAATGCCGCAACCGAAATCGGCCAGGACATTGTTCCTCGCACCGGCATGTTCGCGTTGCGCGGGCAGGGCTGCAGCATTGGCTTATTGGCCGACGCTGATGACCCGACACAGTGGGCGACACAGGCGAGTTTTGGCCTGTCGGAGGGCGTCTATATGGTCATGACTGGTCCGGCAGGCGATACGATCTCGAATGCCGTGACGGTCATTGCCCAGGAGGGGCTGAATTCACCCTCAGCCAAACTGATGTTCGGGGATTGGGTATTTTGGTCCGATCAGAGCAACGGTCTGATCCGGATCGTCTCGCCGCAGGGCTTTGTCGCTGGACGGCTCGGCAATCTTTCGCCCGAGCAGTCGAGCCTGAACAAGCCCTTGTACAGCATCATCGGGACGCAGAAATCCGGTGTACCGGGAAGCGGACAGGTGATGACTTATAGCGAGACGGAGCTACAGACGCTGTTCAGCGCGGGCATCGATGTCATTGCGAATCCACAGCCTGGCGGCGCGTATTGGGGGGTGCGGTGTGGACACAACACATCGAGCAATCCCGCTACCAACGGCGACAATTATAGCCGCATGACCAACTTCATTGCGGCGACCTTGGCGGCTGGTATGGGGCCATTTGTAGGCCAGGTGATCAACTACCAATTGTTTCAGCAGATCCGCGCAACCGAGCTGAGCTTTCTGCAGACGCTGCTGGCCCAGGGCATCCTGGGGCTGAACGCAGCGGGACAAATACCATTCTCGGTCATTTGCGATGCGACCAATAATCCTCAAAGCAGCACAAGTCTTGGCTATGTTCAAAGCGACGTGCAGGTCCAGTATCAGGGTATCAACGAAAAATTCATCGTCAATGTCGAGGGCGGCCAGACTGTGGTCGTGCAGCAGCAGATCCTGCCGAGCTAGGGTGGGATGTATGGCTCGCAATTGTTGAAATATCGAGGAAGGTCATAGCATGCCCATCAATGCCTTTTCCATTGGACGGGATTGCCAGCTTGTGGTCATGGGACCATTAGGGCGAATCGATCTGACGTATGTGACGGGTTTTGACAGTCGGCAGCTGACGAAATCGGTCCGGCTCGACCGGCTGGACGGCGTGCCAATGGGCGCAGAATTGCCCAAAGGTTGGGAGGGGAGCTTTGAGGTTGAACGCGGAACGAGTGACGTGGACGACTTCATGGCAGCCACCGAGCAGGCGTTCTTCACACAGGGCTACTTGCCGGCGGGCACTATTTATCAGTATGTGCAGGAGGTGGATGGCTCTACCTCAACCTATCAGTTCAGCGGCGTGGTATTCAAGCTAGCCAATGCGGGATCATGGCGCGGGGATGCAAGCGTCAAGCAAAAGCTTGAATTCTTTGCAACGCAGCGGCAGCGGATCTGATGGCCACGCCTTCGGAACGCATTATCTCCGCCAACGCGCGGGCGATTGTGGCGAAGGACATAGAGGGCCGCGAGTTTGCCGTGCGACGGCCGGATGCGTTGGACCGGCTGCGATTATTCAAAGCACTGGGCGCGGAGCTGTCGCTTAATACGCCCTATCTTGGTATGGCATTGCTGGCCTCAGCGGTGACAACAATTGATGGCGTCCCGGTGCCTGCGCCGGTGACAGAGTCGCAGTTGGAGGCGTTGGTGCGCCGGCTTGGCGATAGTGGAATTGGCGCAGTCGCCGATGCGTTGAATGCCGCGGAGCGCGAGGAGCCTGGCAATGCCGACCCGGGAAACTGAGCAGGCACCCTGATCTGGTCGATTGTTTGTATCTGATCAGGAACGGGGTGCCCTTCGATGTCGCCTTCGCTCTGCCCGCCCGGGAGCGGCTGGCCTGGATTGTGGCGTTCGGATCGCTTGATGGCCGTGTTTTTGATTGGGCCACAATGTGCTGGCTTGATGAATGACGATATTCGGCTGGTCTTGCTGAATTGCGACAAGGAACCCGCAACATGAGCGACGCAATGGAGCTTGGCGCGGCTCTGGCATCAAAGCTTAAGGTCGGCGAGAGTATCGAACGAGCGCGCAAAGCGCTGGATGTTGCAAGAGTCGGCCTTGGTCGGCAGCCGCAAAATCTCGATGGTTCTGCCGCGATCGCCACGAGCCGGCGTGCCATGCCCCACAATGACCTCGATGGTGCTACGGGCCATTTCGCCGCAGAGTCGACCTCTTCGTCGAGCAACCTCGACGAGGCGTTTACACGACAGCGCGGGACGTTTGATGCGAACGCCGGCTTGGTAAGTCAGCCAGGTGGGGCGTTTCGAGGCGGTGCGGATATTGGCAGAATGTCCGCGAGCGCAACGAGAGCCAAATTGACAATGTTCGACTCTTCTGACGAGACTCTCGCGCGGCCTGGTGCAACCGCTGCCGATAATAAGGCCATTTGGTCCGCGCCTACATCCAACGTGCCTCGATACATTGCACGCGTTACAGACCCCGACGCGATTTCACCCGGGTTGGGTGTCGCGGCAGAATCGCTCGCGTCTGCGCCACGCCTGGCCACCGGGGCCGCGAGTCGCTCGACTGAGGCAATGGGTATCCAAACGCAGCTGGCAAATGGCACACCTGCGAGGAGCGGTGGACCGGTGAAGCGTGCAACGCAAAGTGGCGCGCCTGCGAGCGAAAACGCGGGCGCCGACAGGGAGTCGAATGCACCGATTGCGAGCTTGCCGAGCCGCCTCGGCGTGGTGGGACCGCGGGATAATCGGGACCAACAGAGTAATGGTGCGACGTGGAACGGGGCACAGAGCACCCAGTCTGATGCGACATCGTCAGCGACACAACCGGGTTCGGCGCAAACGACAAATTCTGGCCCGACGGGCGGGGATGTGTATTTGGATGGCACGCTTATGGGCCGGTGGATGGCACGCAATTTGGCGACCCAGGCCAGCAGGCCGGCGAGTGGGGGAGCCGGATTTGACCCGCGGCGTGGCGTGTTCCCAACGGGGGCCATGATCGGAGGCTGAGGATGGGATTGCTCTTAGGTGGTGTCCTGCTCGATGGCTTTGAGGTGTCCGGGCCGATTGGCTTTGGCGGTGCTCAGGCGATGGCTGTCCACAAATTGCCGGGCGGCACACGCGTAATCGATACAATGGGTCCAGATGACGGCGTGATTTCGTGGCGCGGCATTCTGTCAGGCAGTGACGCGCGTGATCGCGCGCGGGCATTGGACGCGATCAGGGTAGCGGGACTTGTCGTTCCGCTCGCGTGGGACGTCTTTACCGCAACGATCATACTATCTGAGTTGAAGCTCGAGTTCTGCAACAGTTGGTGGATTCCCTATCGCATTGGGTGCACGGTATTGGCGGGAACGCAGACACCGGGATTGCCAGCGCTGGCGAGCGATGTCTTGAACGACGTCTTGGGCGACCTGGGGCTCGCCGGATTGGCGCCTGGCGTCGGCGCCGCATTATCGCTTGTTGGTGCGACAGGCGCCACTGTGGGCGGCAGCCAGGCCTTTGCCGCGGCGACTACTGCATTGACCGCGGCGGGAGCTTG